GGTCAAACAGTATTCGAACCTTTTGGTGGAAGCGGAACCGGCCTTGTCGCCTGCCAGAACCTAAACCGTAAATGTCGAGCCATAGAAATCAGTCCTGCTTATTGTGCTGTGACATTAGAACGCATGGCCACGGCTTTTCCTGGGATTGATATTAAGAGGATTGAAGCATGACCGGACCTCCTCCACTCCCCACACATTTGCGCATCCTGGAAGGGAATAGATCACGCAGACCATTGAACGAGAATGAGCCCAAGCCCAAACAGGTGATGCCTGAATGTCCTGACCATCTTTCTGATGAGGCCAAGAAGCAATGGAACAAGTTAGGGAAGCAGTTATTTGATGTCGGCATACTTACCGAACTCGATGGGGATGCCCTGGCCATGTATTGTGATGCCTGGGCAAGATGGGTCAATGCTAAAGAAATGCTTGATAAGCATGGGGCAGTATTCAAGTCAAAGAATGGGTTTCCTGCACTCAATCCATATTTTGCAGTAGCATCACAGGCATTTGAGCAGATGAGGAGAATATTGCAGGAGTTCGGCATGACCCCGTCCTCCCGCACACGTTTGGGGGTTGAACCGAAATCTGGCAGGTCTGAGATGGAGAAGTTAATAGATTAATGTTTGACCAAGAGAAGGCAGACCGAGCCGTAAATTTCGTCAAGCAATTAACGCATACGCAAGGGGACTGGGCTAGACAACCATTCAATATTCTTCCATGGGAAGAGAAGATCATCCGTGATTTGTTTGGGACAGTTAATGAAGATGGAACAAGACAATACAGGGAAGCCTACATTTCTACTGGAAGGAAAAACGGCAAAACGGAATTGGCTGCTGCCCTTGCTATATTATGTCTATATACCGATGGAGAAAATGGGGCGGAGATTTATGCTAATGCCGGAGATAGAGATCAGGCCGCTAAGGTATTTGAAGCTGCCCGGACAATGGTGGATCAGAATCAAACGCTTTCTAATGTTTCAAAAATACTAGCCTCCGTCCATAGAATAATATATCCCAAGAGAAATAGTTATTTTAGAGTTCTATCCCATGAAGCCGAAACGAAACATGGGTTCAATGTTCATGTCGCAATAAACGATGAAGTCCATGTGTGGCCCAACAGGAAACTTTATACGGCTATGAAAACTGGTATAGGGGCCAGGAAGCAACCCCTTATTATTAATATTACTACAGCAGGATTCGATAAGCATTCACTATGCTGGGATTTATATGACAGGGCAAAAAAGATAATTAGTGGGGTTGTTAATGATCCTACATTCTATCCGGCAATATTTGAACTTGACGAGGGGGATGACTGGAAAGACGAAAAGAATTGGTATAAGGCTAACCCAGGGTTGGGAATTTATAGAGAACTGAAAGAGATGAGGGACTTCTTCAAAACTGCATGTGAAGTCCCATCGATGGAAAATGAATTTAAAAGACTTTATTTGAATTCGTGGACTGAACAGGAAACGAGGTGGATCCCCGTAGAGCGATGGGACGCCTGTGATGGACGTTTAGATGTCGAGGCCCTTCGGGGTCTTTTGTGTTATGGGGGGCTTGACTTATCTTCTACAACTGACTTGACGGCTTTTGTTTTGTGCTTTCCGTTGGGGGAATCATTCGCATTCATACCTTACTTCTTCATACCACAAGACACTATCCGACAACGGTCAGAACGTGACAGGGTTCCATATGCTGAATGGGCAAGACAGGGACATGTCATACCCACCCCCGGGAATGTTGTAGATTATGAATTTGTAAAGGCGAAGATTAGGGAAGTTACAAAAACATACAACCTTGCAGAAATAGCTTATGACCGATGGGGAGCTACCCAGATATCCATTCAGCTTCAGGAAGATGGCGTTCTGGTTGTTCCCATGGGCCAGGGATTTGCCTCAATGTCCGGCCCAACAAAGGAGCTTGAAAAGCTTATCCTGGGGGGCAGGGTCATCCATGGCGACAATCCCGTTCTTAGATGGATGATAAGCAATGTGGTTGTCAAGCAAGACCCCGCCGGAAACCTAAAACTTGACAAGGGCAAATCATCTGACCGCATTGACGGTGTTGTCGGTATGGTGATGGCCCTTGACCGTGCAGTACGGAATGAACATGTTTCGCCATACTCTCAACGTGGAGTGATAGCGATTTGATCAATTTATCAATCTGGAATTGTAACCCATCTTTTAAGTTTTTGAGACCAAAGAACTTCTGTTACTTTTGTAGGATGATACCACGTATTTTTTCTCATACTTTCAAAAGTGAAAATCATGAGAGGTTCAATTTTAAAAACTGTTTCGTATTTTCCATTGACTATAATCCTGCTTCCCTGTTTCATTTAATTCTCCTTTCTCTCCGTCCATTCACGGAGCAGTTGAAGCAATACTTGCTTCATGGTTTGATTGTTATCAATCGCCTTCTTCTTTGCCGTCTTCCAGAGGTCGGTAGGGATGTCTTTGAGAAGATATATCATTTTGTGTCTCCCTTGAAATTACTAAATAAGGTTTATATCAACTCCAATATTTTCATATTCTCCATGTCTTCCCGTAAGCTGTCTTACCAATTCAAGAATGGATCTGTAATGATTCTGGTAGGCGTTTTTGCACGAATCGCAACGTTCTACCGTACCCCATGGTGTCGTTTCACAGGTACATGGCTGAGGCTTCACCATTTGAACATCAACATCAATCCAACTGTGAGCTGTTCCACGCCCATGTTTCACCGTGGCTTTGTATCCTGCTTTAATCAAACCATATTTCACAATCTTTGTTTCTTCTGTTCTTCTATTCATTTTGTTTCTCCTTTCTTATGTTTTGTTAAGACTAATATAACTCGTATTATATCTATTGTCAAGCATATGATTATGTCTTTTGCTCAAAATAGCCTAAGTTACCGAAATCATTACAAAAGTTTCTTTTCACAAGGTTATTTTAAGGGATATTTACAACTTGAAACCTGATCTGAAAGATTACTTTGTCTTTATCGGCCTGCTAATGCTTGGTATTGGCCTCTGGTATTACGAGCCACAATTATCTCTTGTCGTGATAGGAACAATACTATTCGGGATGGGTATCTACCGGACCATCCGTGGGTAATCATATATGGGCATACTAACTACGTTATTTGATAAGCGGACCAGTTACGGTCCAGAAGATGACCACTGGTTCACCTCTGCACTTGGAACAAAATCGAAAACTGGTCTGGCAATAAGCGAGACAAGTGCCTTGACCTATTCAGCTGTGTGGGCATGCGTCCGGGTCATAGCCGAAACATGTGCCAGCTTGCCTCTAAACGTCTACCAACGGCTTCCAGGCGGTGGCAAGCGTAAGGCCAATGAGCATCCATTATACTGGATTTTGCATAATCAACCGAACTCGGAAATGACTTCCATGCAATTTCGTGAAGCCCTTATCTCACATATTCTACTTTGGGGCAATGCCTATGCTGAGATAGAGAGGGCCAACAATAACGTCTTGATGGGATTGTGGCCTCTAAGGCCGGATCGGATGGAAGTCGAAAGGGCCCCAGGAACGAACCAGATTCAGTATCATTACAAGCCTACCGACTCAAAGGAAAAAGAGAAGATATTAGATCCCTCCGATGTTTTACACATAGCCGGCCTTGGGTCTAATGGTCTGACGGGATATTCTGTGATTTCCTACGCCCGTGAAGCGATTGGGATGGGACTTGCCCTTGAGGAATTTGGTAGCAGGTTCTTCGAGAATAATGCTCAGCCTGGAGGGCTGATTAAACTTCCCAATGTCTTAAAGGATCAGGAAGCTATTAATAGGCTCAAGAATTCCTGGTATGAGGCAGTTGGAGGGTTGAAAAATGCCCACAAAGTAGCCGTCCTCGAGAATGGGGCCGAATGGCAACAGATGGGCATTCCCCTTTCTGATGCCCAATTTATTGAAGGCAGGAAATTCCAGATTGAAGAGATATGCAGAATCTACCGCGTCCCTCCCCCATTTATTCAGGATCATTCCCATTCGACCTTCAGTAATATAGAGCATCTCAGCATTGACTTTGTTGTCCATACTATCCGGCCATGGCTTGTCAGAATTGAACAGGCGATACAGGCTAAGCTGATTCCCTACAACAGACAGGAAGAATATTTCGCTGAGCATGTTGTGGACGGTCTGCTCCGTGGTGACATTGCAAGCCGTTATGCTGCTTATGCTACTGGAAGGAATTGGGGATGGCTGAGTGCTGATGATATCAGGGAATACGAGAATCAGAATCCACTTCCAGATGGTCAGGGGAAGATGTACCTTGTCCCCTCTAATATGTGGCCGGCTGACAAGGTAGAGGACATGCTGGACAAGCAGAGCCAAAAACCTCAGTTGCCATTCGGGAATAAACCGTCTGATACCGAAGAGCCCAAGGAAGCCGATAAAGGTAAGGAGAAACTACTCAACACTTACCGTCCCCTTTTTGAAGATGTTTCAGCCCGTATCGTCAGGCGCGAGAAGATTGCTGTTGAACGTGCCATGAGACGAAACAATATAGAGGACTTCCAGAATTATCTGGATGACTTCTATGGTGAGTTGCCTGATTTTATCAGTAAAAATATGCTTCCGGTACTCAAATCCTATGAATCGCAAACTGGCAATAATAGCCTTGATGAGAGGATGAACGAATATATTGCATTCCATCTTCACGACTCTTCACAGGAGATTAACGAATTTGTCAGCTTGAAGAAGTCACATGAGCCGACTGAGTTTTCAACCTTCGTCAATCAAGACCTGTCTTCATGGGAGACTATGAGGACTCAGAGGATGGCAGGATATATGACGAATAGGATTGTGTTGGGGAGTTCGTAACTGTACTAATAAGGAGAAATACAATGCCTCTACCAGTACCACACAAAGATGAGGAAAAGGATGAATTTGTAAGCCGTTGCATGTCGGAAATCAAAACAGAATTTCCAGATCAAGATAAACGGCTAGCTATATGCTTTAGTCAATGGGAAGACAGGGATAAGAAGAAAGAGGATTCCATAACTATGGATACTATTGAGCGTCGGATGTGGCCCAATGCTGAATTCAGATTAGACGGTCAGGGTAACAAAAGAAAAATTATAGGCCATGCTGCGCTTTTCAATAGCCCAAGCGAAGAGATGGGATTCTTCGGGCATTCGTTCCGAGAGCAGATCGCCCCTGGTGCTTTCAGGGAATCTATCAAGAGGGACGATATTAGAGCTTTATGGAACCATGACCCAAATTTTCCATTAGGACGTAACAGAAGTGGAACGTTAATCCTTAAGGAAGATGATAAAGGGCTTTACTTTGAGGTATCTCCACCTGAAACACAGTGGGCAAAGGATTTGATGGTGTCCATTGAACGTGGGGATGTTTCACAAAACTCATTTGGTTTTTTAATCAACAAAAAGG